ACACGATCGTCCATCCTTCCGGCGTTACGAAATACCGTTTGATAAACCAGTTCTTACCGCCAGGACCCGGGTCCGTCACCACGTAATAACTCCCATGTCCCTTCGAATATCTTTCCCACTGCTCCAGCGTCACCACATGCGCACCCCGGGAAAACTTTGAAAAACACCCGTTCACCTGTTTCTCCGGCCAGCCAAATCCGCGCATCTTAACAACGCCCGATGGCGCATCCTTGAGTTTCTTGCGCACATCTACGCCCGCGCCGTACGGGTTGCTGCCGTTGTGGAAAAACAGTAACGAACTGCCTTCACGACCGCCTTCCATCACGTAGGGCATGTGACCAGGAGGACAATCTTTAACGTGAATCCGATCTGATGCCAGCAACGGCTGCGCGGGGAGCGTCTTGATTATTTTGTGGCCGCCAAGATAATTCATCACCACCGGCGACACGTATTGGACTGGCGTAAAAGTGGTTAAAATCTTCAACCGCTTCAACCGGCTCAACCGAAACGTCAACGCCTCCAGAAACGCCAGCGGCACTAGTTCGTCGAACCACACCAGATCGAACTCATAACCTTCCATCACCGCCACGTCCTGCTTGTAGTTGAAGAAAAGCCCGGTCGATTGGTTCGGTAAAATGAACTGATCCCCCGTAAACCCCGTGCCCGGCGAATACCCCAGATACGTGCCGCCACGTCCCGCCGCACGCTTAGAGCGCTGCGCCATCGCCCGCCACACCGGCGGCAGAAACGAAAAGATCAACGGCTGCTGCTGCAACCGCGAAGACTTTTCCGACGAATGGAAAAACGCGCAGAGCGAGCCCGGCTTGTTGATCAGCGTCTCCATCGCATACTTTGCCGCGAAGTTCGATTTGCCTTCGCGGTTTCCGCCCATCAACAATAACTCATCGCGCACCGCCAAAATCCGCCGCGCCTCCCCATATGTCTCCGGCTCGTACCCGTACGCCAGCGGATCGCTCTTCTCGCGCTCGATCAGCTCGTACCGGTTCCGCAGCTTTTCCTCCAGCTCCCCCAGCCGGTTCGTCGTCACATACGCCATCACCGCCGCCTGCGACGGCAACGGCAACACCGGATGCGCCTGCAACCACTCCTTCGGGAAACTCTCGGCCAGTGCGGTCATGATTCGAGGATCCCCAGCTTGTCAATCATGATAGCCGTGGCCAGCGCCAGCTTCTCGGCGCGGACGGCAGGTGGTAATTTTATGAGCTCTGCGTTTATTACCGAACTATCCCGAGGAACCTTAATCTCATGCTGGGCATCGTCAAACTTCGGTACGAAAAACCCCAGCATCCCGCGACACGGCACGAACGGCAGCGGCCGGATATCCTCCAGCAAAAACCCAAACGGCCCGATAAACCACGGGCTCCGGTGCGAGGTCACGCAGTCCACGATCCGCGCCGAACCGATGATCCCTCCAAATTCCATCTCAACCGGCAACGGCGGGCGCACGCCCGGCAGCCCCAGCCGGGCAAACTGCTCCACATCCGTCATCAGTTCTTCGCTTGGCTTGGTCTTGCCCGCGTGGATCAGCACCCGACCGCGAAACGGCGTCGACCATTCGCGATTCTCCACGTTCTTGCACTGCCGGCGGCGCTCCGCCGGATCGCTTAGATCCGAACGCACCACCAACCACGCCCACGGCTGCCGAATCGACAGCGCCGGCAAATTCTTGATGTCGTCGAGGTTCACGGCGTCACCTCCGCAGCCTCACGTACCGCCGTGTAAACTTCGTCGACCTCTATCCCACCCACCCATTTAATCCATTCCTGAACGACATGGCTCGCCAGCGCTTCACGGGCCGTCATCGAGTGCACGAAAGAGAAATCCGACACTGCAAAATAATCGGGGGAAACCTTCACCCGCACCGACCACTGGCACGACATCCGCACCTGGCGCGGCTCCGCTTTCTCTGGTGCCGGCAGCTCCAGCTGCGCCTCGCGCTCCGCCAGCACCCGGCGATCAATCTCCGCCGCGAGCAACGCACCCGCCCGCACCAGATTCTTCATCGGCTCCGCGCTCGGCTTCCACCACGCCGCCTCCCACGGCCAGCCCAACGGCGGCACATGGCCCGACACATCTTTCATCCCCGTGCGCGCCTGGTAGCTCGCGATCAGCGCATAACACGCCGCCGCATCCGCCAGCTCGCCCTGCACATGCTCCGCATCGTGTTTCGGGGTGAAACCTTCGCGCAGCAACTGCGCCGCCCGCTCCACCGCGATCGCTTCCGCACCCGTGCCCATCTCCGCCGTCGGCTCCGGCCGGTTCAAGATGAACGCGCACACATGCTGCGCATCCCACCCCTTGCCCGCGTAAAATTCCGCCACCGCCCGCGCTTCGTTGATTCGTTGTGCACCGCTCATGATTTTGTTCCTGTTTTTAAGTTATGGTTTCTGGACCTTCGTTCACTTTCCAAATTGTTCCGCTTTCGCCACCGTCCACCGCGGACGCTTCGCCGCGTGCTTGCTGTTCCACGTGGCACATTGTTCCACGTCCTTGAGCAGCTTGAGTTCCGGCTTCGTCAGCAGCGCCGCGAACCGTGGCCACCACCACGACTTCCGCCGATGCCCGCTCAATATCCGGCGCACCGCGCCACCGCTGAGCCCGATCTGCTCGGCCAGTCCATCCGTCGTCACCCCCCGCCCATGCAACGACCGGTAAAATTCCTGCAACGCTGTTGGTTTGATACCCATGATTGTTTTCCTGATTTTATTTGGTTCGTCTCTGTGTTCTCTGTGTCGGCGCTCAGTGTCCTCTGTGGCCCATGCCTTAAAACTCCTTCTCCCAAAACTTCCGCAAAGCTGCCTCCAGCTTCTCGCGCTTCGTGGCCAGCCCCTCGCCATCGCCATTGGTGAGCCAGTACACCCCGCCGCCCAGGTGCGACAGCGAAAACTCCCCCACCGCCACCGTTGCCACCGGCGTCCACCCACCCGCCGCCGCCCGCACAAATGCAGGAGGCATTGCCACTCCCTGCCCACGCTGCACCGCCGCCCGGGCCACGCCCGCCGGCCGATATTTCCCACTCTTCCCATGATCGTTGTCTTTCATAAATTTCTCCTGTATTCATCTCTGGATACACGCGCCCCGCGCGGCAGCGCCGGCCCAGCCGCCACCACCGGACTTTGCCCGCCCACCGGTGCCTTCTGCCCCAGTTCCACAAACCGGCAAAACCGCTGCTCCATGATCGTCTTCGCCACACAGATTCCGCCCGCGCGGCGCTTTTCCTGATACCACCAAATATCTTTCTCGGTCCGCCCCGGGATGTGTTGATCCTGGTCCATCGAGTCCACCGGCGGGCGATAAAGGAAAATCACCCGGTCCGCATCATGGTACGCCGCCTGGCTCTCGCGCAGATCGCCACGGTTCGGCAACCGGTGTTTCACGTTGCCCTGCTCATCGCGCTCCACCTTGCGCATCTCCTTCAATCCCGATTCGTTCAACTGACACCCCACGATCATCACGCACCCGAGCTCGCGCTGGAGCGCCTGGAGCATGTGGCTCACATGCGCCACCACCGATTCGCGATTGCTCCCCAGACGCTTGTCGCGCGTTCCGAAAATTTGCAGGTAGTCGACCATCATCAACGCCGGCACCCCGTGCAAATGCACGTGCGCCCGCGCCAGTTCGCACACATCCTCAACCGTGAAAATCGGCGTGCTCACCTCCTGCTGAATGCACCATAACCGCTTCCCTGCCCACGCATCGCGTTGCCGATCACACTCCGCGTAAAACTTATCGGCATCCGGTTTAGGCAAGCTCTCCAAATGGTTCAAATCAATGGTTAGCCGCGCCGACACGATCTTCTCCACAAACCCCGCTGTGTCCACCTCGCGCGAAAACATCAGAACCGCCTTTCCGTCTTCCAGATTCGCAGCGCCGATCTGGCACATCGCCGTCGTCTTTCCGTCGCCCGAACCAGCTGCCAGCACCACAAAACCATCCGCGCGCCGCGAGCCCATCGGCTTCGCCATCTCATCGAACTTCGCCAGCCCCGTCCGCACCCAGCGCGATTTATCCACCGTGCCCTCAACCCGCGCACGCGCTTCCTCGCGCACCGAGTCGTAAATTTCGCCCAGCGACAACGCCGCCTGCTTCCGCCCTAGCCGGATCAATCGCTGCCCCAGTTCCCCCGCCTCCTTCAAAAACTTTTCCCGGTCCATCCCCGCCACAATCTGCTCCGTGAAACCCAGCGCGTACTTGTACCCAAACCGCATCTCCCAGAGCAGCTTCACCTGCTCCGCGAAATAACGCGTCTGCGCTGTCGTTGACGCTCGGTTCGTCACCTGCACCAAAAACGCGAGCCCGCCGATCTCGTCCAACTGCTTCGATAATTTCAACTCCTCCGCCAATACCGCCAGATCGCACACCTGCCCGCGCGCCCACACCTCCGCGATCTTCTCCCACACCAACTGATTCGCCGGCGAAGAAAACGCCGCAGGCTTCAGCCCCACATGCTGACACAAGCCCCACGCCTGGCCCGTTTCGTCCAACAATACCGAGGCGATCACGTAATCCTCCGCTTCAATCGATGTCGGCAACGGCGCGGATTTCGGCATACGCCCACCCGGCAAAACCTTGAATTGTCCTTCCGCGCTCATGCCGGCACCACCTTCCCGTCATCCCCGACGGTAAACCGCTTTTCATCTGAACCACTGCCGTCCGAAACCGAATTTTTTCCCCGACCCCCCAAACCAGCAGCAAAGGCTCCAACCGAACCCGGCTCGCGCAGACCCTGCCACCCCATCTCCACCGTGTAGTCCAACGCCTTGACGGCCCGCTCTTCGCCGAGCGCGCCAAGCCGCGCCAGTACCTTGATCGTGGATTCCGGCTTGAGTGGCTTCTTCAACTCCTGACGATGCTTCACGAACGATTGCCATGATGTTTTGAAAGACTCCGACTCAAAGGGCAACACGAGCGCCTTTGGCGGATCCTTCTGTATTCTATCTACTCTATCTACTCTATCTACTCTATCTACTCTATCGGATACCCCAACTTGCGATTGGGTTAACCCATGGGTTTTCGATGGCTTACCCTTGGGTCGTCCACCCATTTTACCGTTACTCCAGTTGGCCAACAACTTAGAGTTGTGCTTTTTCCAGTCATGCACAACGAGCGATCCGCCGTTGATTTTTATGAACTTGCACTGGAGGCAGAAATCTTGCCAGTTTTCGGGGGTTATGTCGGTGCTCACACCACATATCGACTTCAACGCAAGTGGAGAGAGGTCGCGAAACAGCCACGTCCTTCGGTTTTGGCAGTGCGCCCAGAGGCGCTGAATCCACAACGGAGACTCCGGCCGACCAGTCAATTCGATCAGCGCTTTTGTCTTCCAGTGTTCAAAGAAATCAGGTTCGACAATCATGTTAAAATTTTAGTTTTTCCTGGTCTTCACGGAGCAGCTTGGCGCGGATTTCTTCCACCAGCCAGACCGCATCCCCGAGCTCTTCTTTCATCTCAAGAATTGCGTGGATCAGTTCGAAAAGTCCTTGAAAGTACGGTGTTTCCCGTAGCCACTTGCCATATCCAGTGACCGCCCGGTGCGCCGGCTGTACCTCACGCTCCCCCCCATCGCGATGCGTCCACCGGAACGTCCGCGGAAGCGGGTTCGCGTTCAGGTACTTCATCGTGTCATCCCTGGACCACGGCTCCATCATCGCAGCCCCCTCCGCAGCTCATCGAGCTGGCGTTTCACCCGCACCGCATCGCGCAGCGACATCTCCCACCACAGCCCACACCAAGCACCCATCACACCCGACCCCAATTGCACCCAGTCATGGGCACATCCGAAGAACAAAATGACACATATCGCCACACACAGCGCCGCTGCGAAGCACTCCGCGCCGAGCTCCCGTTTTTGCTTCTGCAACGCAAATTCCGCGCACTCGCGCTGCCAACTCTCCGTCGCCCGCTGGTGCGTTTCCACCGCCTGTGCCCGTTGTTCAGCTTCCGTTTTCATAATGCCGTAGGCAGCTCCAGAACTGCCGCCCGTTGTTGAATGAAAGAAAGTAACCGCTCAGCGTACCGCCCCCGCGGCGAAGCCCCCGCGGCGAAGCCCCCGCGGCGAAGCGCTCCAGCGCCCGCACCGTGTGCGCCCGCTTGATCATCGTGTCAAACGCCGCCTTCCGCCGCCGCCGGCTGCTCGCGTACTGCCGGCAAAATCTTTGATACCATGTCGCGTTCTTCGACACCGCCACCCGGATCATCCCCCCTTCGCACGTCCGTCGCCGCTCCGGCACCAACACCACCTCAAGGCACGAGGATTCCAATTCCCCCAACAACTCCACCGCCGCCACCTGAAATTTGATCGGCGTGCTCATGACGATAACTCTTCCGCGAATTTGAACGGCCCGGTGTGCACCTCGCGGACCTTCCCTTCGTGCCGCGGTTTCTCGATAAATATCGGCCAGTTGACCAACTTCATCTCCTCGGTGCGCCGAACCAACTCGTCTAAATCCTCAAGCCGAACCATGCGCTGGAAAGCACTTTTACCCGCCGGCCGTACGCCTCGAATCAGCGCTTCTACGGCGCTGGTGACGAAACCCCGATGAAGAACCATCTCGCCGAATTTGAGCAGAAACACCTGCTCCCGGCTAAGCTGTTCGGCCTGTTCGGTAGTCACATGGCCCATGTTTTCGCCACTCATCGCGCACCTCCCACCAGCGCCAAGAGCGCCGCCAATTCCGACCGCCACCACCCCTCGTAAATGCGACACGTCCCACCCACCAGCCGCGCATGCGTGAACCCACCCGTCGGGTGAGGCCGCACCACCGTACGCCCTGGCATTGCCACGTCCTCAGAAGTTTTTTCCGGGCCAACGATCGCGCTCATTTGGATTCCTCCAGCTTGTCCGTAGCCACCGGCGGCGCCAGCGGCTCCTCCAAATCGATGATGTACTTGTACGCCGCCAACAGCGACACCGCCACTGGATGCAACACCGGGCAATTCGGCGGATCAAACGCCACCTCCACGCGCAGCCGATCTCCCTCGTCCATAATCGTAATCGATCCTTTTTGTTTGGTTTCCATAAAATTGAAATTTACCAATGCCCCCGGCGCCGCGGCAGGCGGCCGTAATAGAACCACATCCCATCCAAGCCCGGCTGCGCGTCGACCAGATCCATCCCGGCCATCAAGTTCTCGCTCTTCTGCACCGCACAAATCACTTCGAGCCCATTCGCCCGTAGCGCTAGAACCCGTTTTGCGCCCCACAACCGCGAGACCTTCAAAGTCTCCGTTCCCGTCGTTTTACCCGCCGCCACGGCCACAGGCTGGCGCGACACCAACATCAGGGCATCGAGCGCAACCCGGATTTTTTCGCGCCCGGCCTCCGTCGCGACCAGTTCCCCCCGCACCAGTACCGCCTCGCCCGGCTGGACGAGCCCGCGGAACGCCTGCAACACCGGCTCCACCGCCAGCCCGAGATCTTCCGCGACTACCGCCGCTGTCCACAACCGATCATCCACCCCGCCGGCGGAAGGAGAGGCCGGTAAATCAGGCGCCAGCGCCACGTCAAACGCCCTCCGCGCCTGCTCCGCCGAAATTTTTTCCACAGCAACCGCAGCCACGAGGCTTTTACCCCCACGCTGCCCACCGACAACGATAATGTCGGTGCCCGCCGGAGTGCCCGTGCCTTCAATGAAACTCTTGGGCTTACCCATGACGCACCCCCACGAATTGTAAAAAACAACTCTTTAGGCCAAAATTATCTGCGACCGAATGGATTCTATCAACACCCACCCCCCTGGTTCGCGCAACCCCCCCCGCCCCCCTTGATGCGAAGCGATCACCGAGAAAACTTCTCAGCCCCACCGAATCCGGCCAGGCCGAACCCCGTTCCGACTGGCTTCCAGCCTCCCGCCACCAACCTGAAACCCAGCCCTTTTTAGGCCGAAAGCGTAGCTCAAAACGTAGCATGGATTTTAAGTATTTCATATAAAGCATTTTATGAGTTGTTAACAGGTGACTTAAAATCACCTATCGGCACTTTCGCGCCATTCCCTGCTCCGGCGGCCGCAGTCGCGTCCATGCCCTCTACCGGCACCGCCGAACCATCTGCACCACGGCCAGCATCAACATCCACCACCGCCTTTTGCGCCTCCATCCCCGCGCCCAAACCCATTGTTTGAGCCTCGATATCAAGGCAGCCGGGAAACGCCTTGAGCTCCGCGATCAGCGCAGCATGCGTGAGGTGGCCCTTAACTGTTACCTCTACCCGTTGGGTAGGCTCGCCATCCATGTCGCGCAGCTTGTCGATCAAAACCGCTGTCGCGATCGGCATCTGGCCGGCCGGGAGACTTGCCATTATCTCCGGCAGTCTCTCAGCGGATACATCAACCGCCGTCCTTATGTTCCTCCGTATCCTTTCTTTCTGTATGTCTATCGGTCCGCCCTCGGCATCACGGACAGCTGCAACCGTCATATGGTGGACTTTGAGCAGCCTGGCTATCTTGAGCAGCCCTGCTCCTGCCGCCAAAAACGCGATGCAGATTTGGTAATCCTCGGGCCTCTTCCGAAAAAATCGTTCGGCGGTGTACCGCGGCTGGATGCCGCCATCCGGCATCTCGTCATCCGCATAAAACCCATCTGGCAGGTCCTCCAGTTTGATCAACTCCGCCTGGACGCCACTCGTCAGTCGCGACGTTGATGGCGCAGTGGACGGCTGCATATTGATTCGGGGCGGCATGGGTTAGAGATACTCAGCGGTTATCCTTAAAAAATCTTACTGCGCAGCGTTGCGCACTCCAACGACTTGCGGAGTACTGCGCAGATTTGCGTAGTTTACGCTTGCTAACTGCGCAGTTCTGCGCACTCTGTACCCCATGACAACGATCATTAGCTCCCAGTCCCACCTCGACGGCGAGATTGTTGACGCCAAGCGCGCCGCCAAGGATTACGCGATCACGATCAGCCCGACGTTTGAGATCGGCGGGGTTGATTACGCTACCTTGATCGACGGCCACCACTCGCTTGCCGCCGCCAAAGCTGATGGCGTTACGCCAGTTGTACACGTCGCCACCGCAACCGAGTGCGACAAGTTGCTGCTCCTCGACGAGTCGGTTGACGCTTACCTTGAGGCGAGCTGGATGGATACCGATTGGTACGATGTTGCCACCGGACGCCGGATTTTTTGACCCATGAAAATTACAATCGACCACCCATCTAGCTCCTACGGCCAGCCCGTCATCCTCTCCGACAGCGGCGAGGTGATGGACTACGCGCCCGGCATTAAGGAGTCGCGCTCTCGCCTCGGCCTGACCGCTCGCCAGCTCGGCGACCTCTGCGGGGTCAGCGAGCGCACCGTTAACGGCTGGGAGCAAGGCCGGATGCCTGAGACCGCTGCGCTTAACATGCTGGGCAAGCTGCTCAAAGCCAAGCGAGGATAACCAGTCGCTAGACCACAATGCCCACGGCTCAACGTCGTGGGTTTTTGCTGTGCATTTTTGGGCCGTGGTCATTGGGTCAGCTTATTTGATCTACTCCACGGAAGGTATTTAATTGACCGTCCCGCCCCACCACCGGCACCGCATAACCCGCCTTTTCCAGCGTCTGTCGGCAGACCGTCGACCCTCTCGAATGTCCATGGATATCAACCTCTAGATTCCAAAGTTCGAGCCGGTCACAGCCCGCGAAGGTCGGCTGCAAGCCGATAAAATGCGCCACAACGAGGGCGGGCTCCAGCGCCGAATAAATCGTTTTTGTCATATTACCGCCCCTCCCTCATGGACCCGTCGCTCCGGGTTAGAGTCTCCATGTTTTTATCGCGCGCTCCCGCCATGCGGGTCTCATCGATCTCGGCGATCTGCGTCTGCCACCACTCGATCCTCTTGCGATCAACAGCATCTACGCGCCTGCGTGCAAACGATAACTGACGCCGCAAATACTCACCAATGTCAAAATCCATAACCAAAGCAAATGCGGGTGATGCTTGGCGCGCAAGATAAAAATTGACGTTTGCGTTATTTTGTGCGACAAACGCCTCTAGATGATCTCATATTTAGGCCAAGCCGTTGCCCATCTCTGCGGGGTTAATCACACCTCCGCTCGCGCCATCGCCCAAAAAGCGGGCCTGCATCCCACATTACTCACCCGAGCCTGCCACGGCAGTCGGCTCGAAACGAAAAGCCTGCGGGCGCTATGTACCTCGCAGGACTGCGAGGAAGACAGCCTCACTCTCATGGTTTCGCACCTTCGCGACGAGATCGACCGCGCGGGCCAATCCCAAGTTAAAATATCCATTTTAACCGATGACATAATCGCACGGCAAGAGGCTGCGATCGCCGATTATAAAAAGCGGATCCACGACATTATGGTTAGGTCGCATCTTGCTCTAGGAGAAGAAATACCGGGCTGCCTTACGCGAAGCGCCCGGGCGCTGGAAGAACCAAACGCCGCTGAACTGAAACGCCGCGAAAGCGAACGCCAAAGCTGAGCCACGCGACACCTGACCTATGAAAACAGAACTGACTCCAACCGCGTTGGGCCCTAGCGATTTGTTATGCTCTTTTAACCTAAACCTAAAACAAGAAATAATATGACTAAAGCACAAGGACGCCGCTCACAGAAAAACAAGGGTCGATACAAAGACCGTTATAACATCACCGACCGCAACAAGGCACGCCGCGCGGCTAAACGCGCTAAGCTCGCAAGAAAGCGTGAAGCGAAAAAGGCGCTAGCATAACGGCTCGCATGAGCCACGCGCCAAATGAGTACCGAAAAACAGAACCCCGATTGTCCGCGTTGTGCTCTGGGCGATGGTTGGGCATCCGTAAAAACCATGAAAAATAAGCACCTTGAAGAAATATCCATCACCGCTCTGGCTGTGCTCTTCGCATTTTCGGAAGACACTAAAAACATGACGCATCTCAAACGTGCCGCCGTGGCTGAAACGCTCATAAATGAACTCAAAACAATCGTTGCCGATGAGCTCGCAGCGGGTGCTGCGCAAAACTGACTCTGCCCAACAATAAGGTCACCAATTTCGGGGCCGAAAAGACACAATGAAACTCTTCGGTATCATGAAAGGACAGCTCACAACCGGAGCCGAAAAGGACTGCGCCCCGAAATTGGGTGTAACGGTGGGTTCTGCCTCCGTAAAATACTATCCAGCGAGCGCAGCAAAAAGCTGCGATCAATGCCGATACCAAGAAGGCAGGCACTACTGCCTCTTTCACTCGGTCACGCTCAAAAATATGGATACGATAAGGTGCCACAGTTTCGCCTATTTGCAGAACATCCGAAATCTGCCACGCGATGAATAAAGTCACGACAAACAGAAAACGGCCACGCAATCGCGTTGGCAGTAGAGAGCTGGTTCGGCGGCTTTGCGACGAGGGAGGCTTCGTGCTCGTGCGATGTGATGATTCATGGAGAGGAACATACGGATGGACAACCGAGGGCAGCAACGGGCGCGTATGCGGTTACAAAACAGAGGACGCCGCCCGCGAGGGATTCATCTTGGATGCTACCGGAAGCAAGCTCGGCGCGGTAATGCTGAAAATGCTTCGCGAGCTGTATCAGCCGAACAACAAGCTGACCGACGCTCCGAACAAAGGACCCAGCCCCGAGCGTTGAACGCACCCACGAATCACGGCGCCATGTAGAGCGTTCGGTCTGGCGCCTGGTTCAGCTCTCAAAAACTTCCGACAACATGAAAAACTCAAGATTCCTTATCGCCGCCGCTGCCGTCCTCGGCCTCGGCGCTGGACAGATGGCGAGCCAGGCAACGCACCGCCCGGCCGAACAGCGGCAAATCGCCGCGATCAAAAACGGCATGAGCACCCGTGAAATCAAAGAAGACCAATTCGGCGGATACACGGGCGGGATGCTGAACGCCCTGATGAGGGACAACGGATGCCCGCCGAAGGACTGGGGCATGTCGCGGCAGTGCTCCCGCATGGTCCGCAAAAACCGGCTGCACCGCATGGGCCTCTCGCACGCCAAAATCTAAGCTGAACGTGCCGGTCAGCGACGGCGCGAACGTGAACCAATCTTGAATATGCCGAAGACATCAAAACCACGAAAACCCGCCGTTCTCTGGAGCGGCTTGTTAGCGGAATTGGAAGTCGTGCGGCGGCGGCTCAAAAAGCTAAGACTAACGCTCGAAAAGGGCGAATGGGGTCGAAGCTACTGCGACGTGTGGAAAGCAGAGGAGCTGATTGAGAAGGTGCAGAATCGGGAACGGAGCCATTCCGCTAACACGGCTGTGAGCCAACCCGGCCAGCCGCTCTCGAATACAAATAACCCCTCGGCCAACCCCTGAGATCAACCGGGTTGGCTCTACAAATTGGTTCACCTCCGTTTTTAATCATGAGAACTCTACTCAGCCCTCTCCTCAACTCCGGGGACATCGACTACTACTCCGACCTCTACTGGTCTGGTGTCGGGCCGCACCACGAGCGCGCCTCCTATAATCTGCTCTATCTGGTAGACGCGTATACGACCAATCGCGGGGCGCGTAGCTCTGATCCCGGCGCGCCGTATCGGGCGTGCAGCTCATGGGGCTTTGGCAAGCGGCGCGAGATCGAGCCGACGGAATATCCGACGATCGAAGAGGCGAAGTGCGCAGGGCGCACATGGTTCGTCGAGTGGCTCGCAACGACCGGATCTCCGATTGAGTGGTGCGCGTCACACACTGGCGTGCACTTCATCGCGACGGCCGACGGCCTCGATATCGGCAGCTACTACTTCAATCCGCGAAAAACCGATCACTGGCACAAAGGGTTCCGCGGTCACTTCGGGATGACGTACTACCGCGAAGACATCGTGCGAACCCCAGAGGAGGCGAAGGCCGCAGTCGCCGAGACGTGGGCTGAGTGGCTCCGCCGCGCACGCGAACGCTTTCTGGTGAACGTTAAAGATCAGCAACGCCGAACCAAAGACTCAGGATGAAACAGACGGACCAAATAGAGGCGCAGGCCGTCCGGCTCTTCCCGACAACGAAAAGGCCGTCGCCGTCACGGTGCGCGTCCGCCCCCAAATCGCGGCCCGCTTTTCGGCGTGGTGCGCGGCCAAAGGTATCAGCCAAGCCTCAGCGTTCGCCGCGTGGGTGCGTCGGCTGCGGTAGGCACAACAACCCGCATCAGCCATGAGCGAAATCCCTCCCAGAATCGCCATGATCGCGGCAGACGTGATCAAACTCAACACGCCCGACAAAGCCCCTGAGCAAGCGAATTGCGCTGTGGGCGATGGTTCAGCATCCGTCGCGTGGGAAGTCGAGATCAACTATATGTCGTGCGTCGTCTTCGCAGCCACAAAAGCCAAGGCGAAGTGGCTCGCCGTGAAATCATACTGGGACGCATATGGGCGCAGCAAGGCGTGGCCAAATGCAAGCGTCGCCCGTCAACCACTCTATGACCGCTTCCCGCACCGTGAACCCAAAGCCTACTCGCCGGAGTATGTGCGCTCTCTTTGCTGAACAAAACAGGTGACCAATTCCGGGGCCAGTCGGCTCCGTGACACTAAAACCCGGTATTTCATTTTATGGACAACATCGAAGCCAACAACTGTAGCGCCCCGGAATTGGGTCTAGTGCCTGGTTCGCCGGTTTTTGAAATTAACGACTACGTAGAGGTCTATCGTGACGGCGTAGATATGTGGCCATGCCGCCTACGCGTAACCGGGCTCAGGCATGACGGCAGTTTTCTGGTCGGCGCGGGTGCCGCTCCAGCGTGGCCCGACGAAATGAAGCTGATCCACAAGGGAGACGTACTTAGTACGGCGTGGTTCAGGGTGGCCGAACTGGAAAGGCAACTGGCGGAATCAAAACGCACGGTCGAGCTAAACGAGAGCGAGCTTACCGATGCACGCTCCACCCTAGAATCTCTGATGGCGAACAACCAAGGTGACACGCGCCATGAATGACATCGCTTCACAGAACGGACTCGGCAATGGCGTTGTGTCTAGCGCATTGTTAGGCTGGATTTCATGCCGTGATCGACTGCCATCCGAGAGCGACGCCGACACGGCGGGCGACGTGTGGTGGTGGATGCCGCGCCACGCTGATAAAGGGGCTCAGCGTGATTGCTGGGACGGCCACTATATGGGCGACGCAACGCACTGGATGCCTCGCAGTGGGCGAGACAATGACATCGAGCAACCACAATTTCCGTCTACATAACGCAGGCGGCATACAAAACAAACATAGGAGCTAGAACCCGATGAATGAAGAACTGAAAAAGAAACTGGAATCAGCAATCTCCGCCTGCGCTATAAACGCGCAGATGGCCAAGACAGCAATCGACGCGCTGCAATACACGCAGGCCGCGCTTAATGCGGCCAACGCACTGACCTGCCTGCACCTCAACGTTAAGAACTAACCAACCCGGCCCGAAGTGACTAAGGGCCTCTTAGCCTAACGTTAAAGATCAGCAACGCCGAACCAAAGACTCAGGATGAAACAGACGGACCAAATAGAGGCGTTGCGCTGTAGCGACTGGTTCGCTTCCGTTTTTCCAACTGGCGAAGCTCGCTCAGTGAACGTCGGAACTGAGCGTAAGCCGTGCTGGAT